GTGGTCTGTCTGGGGGCTTTTGATTATATGTCTTGCGCAGATGTTATACATCTATATTTCGTCCCCGAGCAGGCCGGATCCGGAAAAAATCATGTCAACCACAAATGTTGGTGAAGGTGGGGCTATCTATGAGGTGTTGTATAACTCAGGTGGAGCAACCGTTCCGTACATTTATCGTTACTTTCTCATGCCCTTGCAGTCGAGCGATGAGGACGCACTTCAAAAATCAAAGGAGAGTTCTCCATTCCTTGTTACTAAAAGTCCTCAAGCGGTCCGTGAGGTTTTAGATGGTAAGGTAAGGCTAAAGACTGAAAGTACTATATATGAATTTCGTAATGTTTCTATATTTAAAGTGGATGGAGAGATTCATATTGTTTCGTTTGATCTAGATTCTACTGGTCCTTAGTGTACTTCAGTAAAAACACCGGCCAAGTGCCGGTGTTTTTACTTGGTGCGTCAGTCATTTTTTAGGCGCTCCACGAACCCCATATTCAAAGTCACGATTTGATACCTGATGCTGTGCTCTCGGTTTTTTCAGAAGTTAGCGGCCATGATGCGTCCCGATACCCGACTTGAAAAGGGTACCTCTTCCTAAAGCCGTAGATTTTTGAAAACTCATTGATGACCTAGTCGCACTGGTGGCGTTGGATATCAAAGTGATGGTGTTCGATCTGGTGTTTTCGGCTTCCCCAGCAAATCTTACAATCGAGTGAAGATTGGCCTCTACCTTTGGCTCAACTGAGGCTTACACCTTCAACGGGAGCCGGTATCGTTATCATGATCAATTCCATGAGGCTACCGATCGTGACAATCCACTATCACTTATACTGTTTTTAACCGCAGGTATTGAACTGCTCGGTGATGTTTCACACAGGCTGTGCCGAACGCAGTCCATCAGAAAAATTCATATTGCCATCATCAGGCTTGCCTAACGCGACCGTGAACTCTGGGCGTAGAGGCAGGTTGGCTGCGAGGTGATTGCTTAGGTCATCGTACTGCTTGGGCTGGCGGGAATCCTAGACCCTCGCATGGGGCAAAAATGGGGCAAACCATGCGCCAATCTATGCCATTCAATGCAAATTATGCATTTATGCAACCTGCTATGAATGAGTGCCGCAGCCAGCAACCACGGGCCTATCTCTCAAAATCTCCCACATATCCCTACACAATTGGGGTGTGGGAGGACAGATCGGACGTATTTTTACTCATTGGATAGTAGGCAATTTCGTTGAAAGTGATGGGGCAAAGGGGGCGCTTGGCCCAGTATTTTTGCGATGGGCGCAAGGTTAACACGCGAGGTCAGTGCTTCGCAGTTCACAAACGGGCAGGTACAACCGCAGACCCCATGCACAAAATATGCAAATTAGCATTTGCCAACCCCCAAAACTCCCGTCACTATCCCCGTTATGCAAAAACGCAACGTTTCAATCGTCTTAAGAGAGCTGCTCGATCGCGACGGGATCTCCCCCACGGAGCTTCACCGGCGTACCGGCGTGCCTCAATCCACTCTGTCCCGGATTCTCAGCGGCAAGATCGTTGATCCGTCGGACAAGCACATCTCGCGTATCGCCGATTATTTCCGCGTAAGCACCGACCAGTTGCGCGGGCGCGCGGGGGCGGCGTGGCAGGATGAGCGCGATCCGATGCATTCGGAGCTCAAGGATATAAGCCTGTGGGACGACGACACGCCCGTTAATGATGACGAGGTGTCGATCCCCTTTTTGCGCGAGGTTGAATTGGCTGCTGGATCAGGAAGATTCGTCATCGAGGAAAGCGAGAAGGCCAGCCTGCGTTTTGGTAAGCGCAGCCTGCGGCATAACGGTGTGCAGTTCGACCAGGCCAAGTGTGTGACGGTACGCGGCAACAGCATGCTGCCGGTGCTGCGCGATGGGGCGACGGTAGGGGTGAATGCCGGCAAGAGCGGGATCGGCGATATCGTGGATGGTGACTTGTATGCCATCAATCACAACGGTCAATTGCGGGTCAAACAGCTCTATCGCCTGCCTTCGGGGATCCGCCTGCGCAGCTTCAACCGGGATGAGCATCCCGATGAGGACTACAGCTTCCAGGAGATCCAGGAAGAGCAGATCAGCATCCTCGGTCACGTTTTTTGGTGGGGCATGTACGCCCGCTAACCCTTCTTTGTAAGAAGCAGCCCGCCCAAGAGCGGGCTTTTTTTCGTCTGTAGAAAACCGCCAAGTACCCACCCCGCAAGGCTTTTATGCGAATTCGCATAAGTTTTGCAAAATAAAATGCATTTATGCATTGACTGTATATGCATACATGCATATTCTCCATCTCAAGCCAGCCAACAAGGCCTGGTGGAGGCGGCAAGGATGCTGCCAAGGAAGACAAGGAAGGCACGTAACACTGGCATGGACGCCACCGAGTGATGGCAAGGACGCCAGGCAACACCGGCAAGGATGCCGACGCTCTTTAGTTTCACGGTTTTACAACAGGCAGCGATGAACCGGCCTTGACGGTTCAGAGGGTTGGCAACTGACCCGGGTGTGCAGCGTAAAGCACCAGAAGCAGTTATCCGGCAGACAGGGATCGTGGTCGGAAAAACATCAAGGAAGAATCCGTAACGCGCCAGTAGCGCCTAAGGACAGCATTACTGAAAAGCCTGGGCCACCGGGCTTTTTGGAATGCCTACCGACAACCCCATCCATCTATTGACCCAAGCACCGGCCACCTGCCGGTTTTACGCATTCCAGGAGGCGTGACATGACAAACGAGCAGCAAGCGTTGGCAGAAATGCCTATCTGGCTGGTGATTATTCTGGCCCTGATCGGCGGCGTGTCCGGGGAGATGTGGCGCGCCGACAAGGAGGGCGCCCGCGGTTGGTCGCTGGTCCGCCGCCTGGCCCTGCGTTCCGGGGCCTGCATGGTGTGCGGGGTTTCAGCGTTGATGTTGCTGTACGCCGCTGGCATGTCGATCTGGACGGCCGGCGCGCTCGGGTGCTTGACCGCCATGGCCGGCGCCGATGTTGCCATCGGCCTTTATGAGCGCTGGGCTGCCAGGCGCATCGGGGTCAACCCGCCCCCGGATTCAAAGTGATTGTTGCAAGGAAGCCACCCATGACCCTTATTGAAAAACCTTCACAGCTGCCGATTGCCGTCGGCCAGGCCCTGCGTGCAGCGTTCCCCGAGCTACGGGTGGGCAGCCCGCCGGGCATTCTGGCGGCGGATGAAACCGCCGTGGCGATCACGGTCGAGCGCAATGGCCCGGGCGTACGCTCCCTTGAAGGGCGCAAGGCCCATGTCTTGTCGATTTCGCTCAAGGTCATGGCCGCCCAGGGCGCGCAGCCCTTTGACGCCTGCGACCTGGCAAGCCGGCTGATGGACCTGGTGCTGGATAACCGTTGGCAGTTGCCGCCGGCCCAGTGCGATGTGCCGGTGAATATCGTTGCGCTGCCGTCGACCCCGGTGGGGGCCGAACCCAACTACGACAGTTGGACCGTGTCCTTCAGCCAGACCCTTTACCTCGGCCCGCCGCTGCTCGACGACCCCATCGGCAAGCCGCTGTTTGCCCGGACCTGGGAAGTGTCGGATATCGACGACCCCGATCAATACCGGCCATTGCAGGAGTAGCCCATGTTCGATGCATTGTTACGCCTGCAATTGGCGCCCATCGTCGAGCGCCTGGCACAGATGGAAACCCAGCTGGAAGACCTCTATCGGCGGGCCGAGAGCTTTTGCCGGATCGGCGTGTGCCAGGAAGTTGATGCGGCCAGCAACACCTGCAAGGTCAGCCATGGCGAGTTGCTGACCCCGGCGATTCGCTTTTTCAACCCCAGCGCCGGGGCGCAGACGGAAACGCGGATCCCCACAGTGGGTGAGCAATGCCTGTTGCTCAACTACGGCGGCGGCGAGGGTGGGGGGCAGTCGGTGGCGCTGTTTGGCCTGAACAGTGATCGCTTCCCACCGCTGTCCAGCGTGGCCAGCCTGACGAGCCGGCGTTACCCGGACGGGACGCAAAGTGCTTATGACGCCGCAGGCCATGTCATGAATTGGAGCAATGGCCCCACGGTCTTCAGCGGTTCTCGCGAGCAGGTGGAAATAAGCCTGGGCGCCGCCCGTTTGGTCATGACCGCCGCCGCCATCAGTGTGCAGGTCGGTGCAGTCGGCATGCTGCTGGATGCGTCCGGCGTTCACTTGAGTGGCCCGGTGGTGGATCACCAGGGCCGAGTTATCAGCACGGCATAAGGATTTGCCATGATCGGAATTGAGAGAAACACCGGGGCCGTGGTGGACGACTGGCCGCAATTTGTCCAGCGCGCCACCCGGGCCCTGACCACGCCGTTGGGCACACGGCAGAAACGCCCGCTGTACGGTTCGCTGATCCCGCAACTGCTGGGGCAGAACCTGGGCGACGATCTGCTGATCCTCGCCCAAAGCCACGCCGCCCAGGCTTTTTACAACCCGCAGAACGGCATCGGCGATTTTGTGCCGCAAGTCATCGTCGCCAATCGCCAGGGCGCAGGCCTGTTACTGCGGTTTGCCGGCACCTGGAAAAACCGCAAGCAATCCTTCGAGGTGGTGACATGAGCATGTTGATCCCCGGGCAGAACCAATTGGCACCGCCCGACCTGATTGCCGTCGACGAATTCGAGCCGCTGCTGGCGCAGTTCAAGGCGTTTGTCGTCGACTATGTGGCCGCCCGCGCCCCGCAAAGCGCGGCCAAGCTCAAGGTCAGCCTGGACAACGAAAGCGAGTTGCTGACCCTGGCCCTGGAGGCGTTTTGTGTGCGCCTGCAAACCCATGAGCGCAAGTACAACGCGCGGATCCAGCAGATGCTGGCGTGGTGGGCCACCGGCAGCAACCTGGACGCGCGCCTGGCCGATATGGGCCTGGAGCGCCAGGTGCTCGACCCCGGCGACCCGGCGGCGTTCCCGCCGGTGCCGCCGACCCTCGAAAGCGATGATGATGCCCGGCTGCGTTACTACCTGGCACCCCACGCGCCGGCCGCCGGTTCACGCATGCAGTATCGGCGCGAGGTGTTTACCCTCGGCGAGCGACCGGCGGTCAAAGTCCACAGTACCGCTGCGGGCGTGGTTACGGTTAGCTACACCTTCGACCCGGATGGTTATGCCGCCCAGGTCAAGGATGGCAACGCCCGGCGCACCGCGCCAGGAGAGGTGATGGTCACCGTGCTGTCCCGTGCCGGCAATGGCACACCGTCGGCAGATTTGCTTGACGGGGTGCGGCGCCATTTCGCCCGGCCCGATGTCCGCCCGGAAACCGATTGGGTGACGGTGCAGGGCGCGCAGATCGTGCCGTACAAGATCCGCGTAGTGGCCAAGATCAACGCCGGCCCCGACTCGGGGCTGACGCAAGTGGCGGCCCAGCAGTTACTGCAGACCTATGCTGAGTCCTGTCACTGCCTGGAAGGGCGCGTGGACCCGAGCTGGATCGACTACACCATCCACACCGCCGGGGCCGCGCAACTGGAGATTCTCGAACCGCTGGCGCCGATTATCACCACGGCGTTCCAGGCGCCGTATTGCACGGGTGTCGAGGTACAGGTGCGCAGCTTATGAATGAACAATCACCCAGCCTGTTGCCCGCCAACAGCTCACCGCTGGAGAAGGCGCTGGACCTGGGCTTTGGCCGCCTGCTCGAACGGGTCGTCCCGCCATTCCCGGCGCTGATGAACCCGCTGCAAACGCCAGCGCCATTCCTGCCTTACCTGGCCGCCGACCGTGGCGTCAGCGAATGGGATGCCTCTGCCGGCGAAACCGAAAAACGCCTGACGGTGGCACTGTCCTGGCAGATCCAGCGCCAGGCCGGGACGCCCAAGGCCTTGAGCCACGCGGTCGAGTCCCTGGGGTTCACCCCCAATATCCTGGCCTGGTACCAACAGCGCCCGCCGGCCCAGCCCTACACCTTTGACGTGCAGGCGATCATCGGCCGCAGTTGGTCCAGTGGCGACCACAACCGCCTGATCCGCCGCATCAACGCGGCCAAGAGCGAGCGCGACCTGGCCACCATCACCCTGGTGCACGAAGTGTTCGGTGGGCTGCCGATGACCGGCGCCGTCCACCGGGCGCTGAACGACGGCGAGCTGTCGCTGTGGGGCGCCTTGCCGGAACTTGCGTTGAGTTCAAGGCTTAACAGTGCGGGCGTGGCCCAGCACTACACCATTAACGACTACGACCTCAGGGCGCAGCCATGACCGATGACATTACGCGCCTGGTGCGCTTCACCTCCAAGGGTTTGGATGAAGTGCTGCAGGCAAAGAACCAAGGCTTGAAAGGCGAAATCACCCACATCGCCGCCGGCACCGGCCGCTACCACCCCACCGGCAACGAAACCGCCCTGCGCGATGAGCGCCAGCGCGTGGCAATTGTGGATTACGAAGACCTGGGCCAGCACCAACTGCGCATGGCCGCGCTGTTTGATGGCGATGGCGAGTACGAGATTGGCGAGTTTGGGTTTTATCTCGCCAGTGGCACGTTGTTGGCCGTGTATTCGGTGGCGGGGCAGTTGCTGACGTATAAGGCGGCGGCTGCGCGGGTGCTGCAGAAGTTTACGTTGGATATTTCGCCGTTGCCGGTCGATAGCGTCACCGTGATCGTGGGCTCGGAAAACCTCAACATCCTGATGGTGGATGAGTTGGCGTCGCTCTCGACGGCCAGCATCGACAACATGGCGCGGGGAGTCGGAGTTTTATTTCGATTGATGGCGCTTGAAGCGAAGGCTTAACACAAGATCAATGCACTACAAGGAGTTTAAACATTGAGTACTGAACAGCAATTGGCCGCGGTTGTCAGCGCGGCAAATAATCTGACGGGTGTTGTAACGGGCAAGATCGGTGAGATTGATCGAGCGCTTGAAGCGGCACAACGAACCTACCGCGAACAGCTTGCGAGTTTGGATCAGCGTTTGCCCAGGCTGGCGCTTACGCAAAATTTTAGTATGGCGCCGGATGCCACAGGCAATCTGATTGAGGGGTGGGATATCCATCAGCAGGTAACTACAACGAAGCTGCGGACGGTTACCAATACTTCTCAAAAAACTGGCCGACCCTCGGCAGATGTTGATTTTATGCGACAAGTTCAAGCTGATGTTCGGGAGCAGTTTCCTGACTTTGATATTAGGGCGTCTGAATATTGGAGAAATGGTATTCACGTCTGGCAAATGAAATGGACGGATAATGCCGTAAGTGCCTGGCTCGCTTATCCAAAGTCTGTCGATGACGGAAAGTTAAGTGGTGGTCGCCCGTTACTTATGAACTCGACCGTGACTATAGGTGCTTTTGTTCGGCTAGTTGACGGGGAGATCGGTGGTGCGTGGAGTACAGGGGCCGAGAAGGGCAAGTGGCGCTGGTGTTCAGTGGTCATGCAACCGACTCGTATGTTTGGTCATTACTGGGTGATCCACCCAATGTGTGTTACAGCAAATGGGGTGGTGGAAGTCATGCTTGCCGGTGCGTGCACAGGTGTAGTCACTCATCCTGCTGATTGGTCATGCATGTTGGCATTGGATTAAGGAGAACGTTAATGAAACCTATTTTTGCACTTGCTGAACTGCATCCTCTGATTAAGTGGGCGGAAATCCGAGCATCCCGCGACGCCGATCTGGCCGCCAGCGATTACGCAGCAATGCCCGATTACCCCATGGCCGATAAAGACCGCCCGGTATTCGTCGCCTACCGCAAGGCACTGCGCGATATCCCCGACCAGGGCGCCGACCCGGACACCGTGATCTGGCCTGAAAAACCGGCCTTCCTGAAGTAACTCACCCCACCGCGACAGCGGTTTTTTTTCGCCCGCCCAAAGCCCCTCCCGCAGGGGCTTTGCGCTTTTTGCACCCGGAGAATTCTCCCCATGGCCAACCGCCAAACCTACACCGTCCTCATCCCATTCCCCACCGGAGCCGGCCACTGGTCCGCCGTCGGCGAGGAGTTGGACCTGCTGGACGTCGAAGCAACCGCCCTGCGTACCGCCGGCCGCCTGGAACTGACCAGCGTGCTGGCTGCCGCCCAAGACACCCCACCGGCCAAGAAGGCCGTTACCAAGAAGGCTGAATAATCATGGCTGAGGTTTTGAACTTCGAGCATAACGGCATCACCGTCAATGCCAGCGAATCCCCCGAGGCCATGGGTGGCCTGGGTGACAACGTGATCGGCCTGGTCGGCACCGCGCCCAATGCGCACTTGTCGATCCCGAAAAACGCCCCGTTTCGCATCAACAGCTTCACCGCCCAGGCGCTGCTGGACCCGACCGGCGCCGAGTCGGGTACGTTGTTTCATGCGGTGTACCAGATCCTCAAAGTGGTCAAGGTGCCGGTCTATGTAGTGATCGTCGAAGAAGGCGCCACCCCGGCCGATACCCTCAATAACGTGATCGGCGGCAATGAGCCGGTGACCGGTCGCAAACTGGGCCTCGCGGCGCTTGGCAGCGTCCCCGAAGACCTGACCATTATTGGTGCCCCGGGCTTTACCGGGACCAAGGCGGTGGCCGGTGAGTTTGCCGCGTTCGGCAAGCGCATCAAGGCCCGTGTAGTGCTGGACGGCAAAGACGCCAGCGTCGCCGACCAAGTGACCTACAGCGGCGAGCTGGGTGGCGCCGACCTGGGTTTCGACCGCTGCCTGCTGGTGCACAACATGCCGTCGGTGTACTCCAAGGCCGCGAAGAAAAACGTGTTCCTTGCGCCGTCGTCCCTGGCCATCGCCGCATTGGCCAAGGTCAAGCAATGGGAAAGCCCGGGCAACCAGGTGACCTTTGCCGAAGACGTGTCCCGCGTGGTCGAGTACAACATCCTCGACACCTCCACCGAAGGCGACCTGCTCAACCGCTACGGCGTGAGCTACTACGCGCGCACCATCCTCGGCGGTTTCTCGCTGCTGGGTAACCGCTCTGTCACCGGCAAATTCATCAGCTATGTCGGCCTGGAAGATGCCATCAGCCGCAAGCTGGTCAAGGCCGGGCAGAAAGCCATGGCGCACAACCTGACCAAGTCGTTCATGGACCAGGAGGTCAAGCGCATCAACGACTGGCTGCAAACCCTGGTGGCCGACGAAACCATCCCGGGCGGCAGTGTGTACCTGCACCCGGAACTCAACAGTGTCGAGAAGTACAAGAACGGCACCTGGTTCATCGTGATCGACTATGGCCGCTACGCGCCGAACGAACACATGGTTTATCAACTCAATGCCCGCGATGAAATCATCGAGCAGTTCCTGGAGGACGTTCTCTAATGTTTACCAACCGAGTCAGACAGGCCATTGCGGCCACCCTCCAGGGCCTGCCGCTGTCGGCGACCGTCGAGGAGTTCACCCCGCCGAAGATCGAGTTCGACATGGAAGCCATGTCCGGCGGGCGCTTTATCGCCGAGGAAATGGCCAAGAGCGCCAAGGTGCTGAGCGCCAAGCTGGTGCTGCAAGGCGCCGGTCCCGAAATCATGCTGGCCCTGGGTGTGCGCCTGGGCGAAGACATTCTGCTCAATGTGCGCGAAGCGGGCCAGGACCAGGACGGCAAGACCTACTTCACCTACCACACCGTCGGCGGCAAGCTTAAATCCCTGGAGGAAGCCAAGCTGAAGATGGGCGACAAGGCCATCACCACCCTGGAACTGTCCTGCCGCACCTACCATCGCCTGGACAACGGCGTGCCGGTGATCGACATCGACGTGCGTACCCAGAAGTTCGTGCTCAACGGCGTCGACATCCTCGGCGATGCCCGGCGTGCGGTGCTGATGCCGTAAGCCTTTCCACGGATCGAAAATAGGCACTGTCAGTGTGGGAGCTGGCTTGCCTGCGATAGCGGTCTAGCAGTGACAAATGAGGCTGCTGACACTGCGCGATCGCAGGCAAGCCAGCTCCCACATTGACCGTGCCCACGGCGGGTCCGTAGTGCCTTCAATATTTTTACTCAAGGAATTTCGCCCATGGCCTGGAAGCCACCCCTGCACATTCTGCTGGCGCCGATCACCGCCGACAGCGGTGCGAGCATCGAGCAGATCCAACTCAAACCCTTGTTCTACGCCGCGCAAAAACAGGCCCTGGCCCGTGCGGGCGACGACGAGGACGACCAGTTCTTCGAGCTGGCCAAACTGGCCACCGGCCTTTCGGAAAAGGAACTCGACCAACTCAAGCGCCCAGACTACGTGAGCATTGCCCAACACGTACACGACATGTCGACGCGCCCGGCCTCGTTCTTCCTGGAAGGTTCCGCCGAGCCGGGCGAGCAGGTGCAACTGCTGCTGCCGCTGGAAGTGGCCGGCCGCGTGTTGACCAGCGTCACCCTGGAAATGCCCGCCCTGCGCGCCACCAAAGTGATGAAAAAACTCTCCACCAACAAAGAGCGCGCCGAGTTCATCACCTCGCACTGCACCGGCCTGATGATCCCCGACCTGGATGGCCTGACCGTGCCCGACTGGACGGAATTGCAGGAGCGTATCGACGATTTTTTAAACAAACCGGCGGACTTCTTTCGCAGCGCGACATCGAAGTAATCCTCGACGTTGTACCGCTGGTTTATTCGGTAAACGAAGCGGAAATTCTCGAATGGAATGCCGCCAAAGCATTGCGCCGCTACGACATCGCGATCACTCGCCTTGGCGTCAAATAGGAGGAGAGCGAGATGCAAGACGCTCGATATACGCTCAAGCTCGCGGACGAAGACAAACGCTGGATGAGCTTTCCCGGGCTCGCCGAAAGCGGTGCCTCGCAACTGTCGGGCCTGCTAGGCGCGCAGGATGAACGCCTGGTTGGCCCATCCAGTGTGGATGTGGCGACAGCGCCACCGTCTGAACTGGGCCTGGCACTGGCACTGGCCAACGCCAGCCTGCACATCCATGTGTTGACCGAGGAACAGGTGCGGTTGCGCGAGAGTCTGGAAACCCTCAACAGCAGCCTGTTTATCGCCGGTGGCTCCCCGCTCGGTAGCGTCGCTGCAAGCCCCGCGCCTGTGGCTCAAGAGGCCGCCAAAGACAAGGAACCGACAGCGGATCCCTGGTACATCAAGGGGGCCAAGTGGTTGGGGGAGGGGTATCTTGATACGGCCAGGGGCCGGTTAACTGGCAAGGCTGTCGATGTGACGCTTGGCAAATTGCCCGGCGTGGGCAAACTGTTCCGCGACGATAGCAAGGACTGCTGCTGCCCAGGGGCCACCGAAACCTTGCAGGGGCGTGCGCGTTTTCTGCCGAAAAAAACGCTGCGTCAGAGACCCACGAAGCGGTCGTCGTCGAAAAAAACCACCCGCAGCGGTAGCCGCCTTGTTGGATCCATGGCAACGCTGCAGGGTGTTTTGGGGCGTGCCGGCCAGGTGTTTGACGGGCCCAAAATGGGTTTTCAGGGCGCGCCGCTTCAAGCTGATCGGCCCGCTCCGCGCCTGGGCGAACGTTCATCCGAGGCGCTTGTTTCACCCGTTCGTGGGCCAGTGTTGCTCAGCACTCCAGCGCCCGCTTTGCCCAAGGCTATCCCCTCCAGCCTGGTTTCAACGATGAGCAAGCTGGAGTCCGTCGGTACTCGATCCCTTGCGCCGCTGCGCTACGCCGACACCGCCATCAACCTCGTCCAGGGTGTGCGCAACGGCGACCTGCAAGCGGTCGGCAGTAGCCTCGGCACTGCCGGCGGTGCGTGGGCCGGCGCCACTGCCGGCGCGGCCCTCGGCACCCTGGTTTTGCCAGGCGTTGGCACTGCCGTCGGTGGCGTTATCGGCGGCCTGTTGGGTGGCGAGGCGGGCACCTGGTTGGGTGAAAAACTCTTCCCTTCCAGCAATCGCCTGCCAGCGCCCGAGGCCCTGAGCAAAGACCTCAACAGTGCCCGCTCGGACAACGTCCAGGTCACCCTGGCCCCGAGCATCCAGATCACCGGCGTCAACCCCGCAGACGCCCAGCAGGTGGTCGACCGGGTCCTGCAAACCCTGCAAAACCAATGCGTGCCGATGCTCACCGACTCTTTGGCGGTTCGGCGCAACGCGGCACTGACCGATGGAGGTGATTAATGCGACAGCAGATGGTACTGGGCGCCTTTATTTTCGGGCTGTCCCGAGGGTTCGCCTATTCCACGCTCCAGCGCAGCAGTGATGGCGGCTGGGGCGACCTGGAGATTATGGCCAGCAAGCCCCAGTCGCGGCAGAACGGCCAGAAGCTGGAAAAACTGACCTTCGCCGGTACCGCCACGGCGGCCGTTGGCATGCAGCGCCTGGACCAATTGCGCGCCCTGCAGGATGCACGGGCGCCGCTGCCGCTGGTCGATGGTATCGGCCGCAACTGGGGCCTGTGGCGCATTACGGCAGTCACGGAAAACCAGGCCAATGTGATCGATGACGGCACCGCCATGGTGATCAAGTGGTCGCTGGTGCTGGAGGAGTTCGTCAATGCGTAGAGTACGAAGTATTGCCGGCGATTCGGTCAACCTGCTGCTCTACCGCGAGCTGGGGCGTTGCGATGATGCGGCTGAAGAAACCCTGTGGCGCTTGAACCCCGGGCTTGCCGAACATGGCCCGGTGTTGCCGGCGGGCGTAGGGGTGATCGTGCCCGAGATGGACGCGCAACCGGGTGTTGCAACGCCGGTTTCGGCCTGGGATTAAGGAGGCAGCATGGTAATGGGATTTACCCCGGTCGTGGAGATCTATGGCGCCAACGCGGCCCTGATCAACCCACGGCTGATGCAGTGGAAACACACCGATGCGGCGGGGATCGAGTCTGACCGCCTGGAACTGACCATCAATATCGAGGGCCTGGAAGGCCTGCCGAGCCTGGGCGCGAAGATCGGTTTGCGTGTGGGTTATCGCGAGTCGGGGCTGGTGGAAAAAGGCGAGTTTGTGATTACCCAGCGCACGCCATACCTGTTCCCCATGCGCCTGGCGCTTGTGGCCACGGCGGCACCGTTCAGCGTGGCCGACCAGAGCGGCTACCGCCAGCGCCGCTCCGCCAGCCATGGCCCTACGACCCTTGGCGCGCTGTTTCGTCAACTGGCCACGCGGCATGGGTTTTCCCCCCGGGTGGCGCCGGCACTGGATGGGATTGCGATTGAGCATATCGACCAGTCCAACGAGACCGACATGGGCTTTATCACCCGCCTGGCCGGGCGCTACAACGCGGTGACCAAGCCGGTCAACGAGCTGTATGTACTGGCGCAAAGCGGCCAGGTCAAATCGCTCTCGGGCCAGCAACTGCCGGATGTGCGGTTGTCGGTGACCCATGACAACCGTCCCGGCGAGCAGGCCTTTATCAGCGCCCGGGTTGATGACAGCGCACGGGCCAAATACCAGGGATGTCGTGTCAGTTGGTGGGATGCCGCGGCCTCTCGCCAGCGGGTGGTCGAGGTGGGGATTGCGCCGTTCAAGACCTTGCGCCAGCGCTGCCAGAGTGAAACCGAAGCGCGCTCGGTGGCCGAGGGCGAGTTGCGCCGGGTGGGGCGGGAAGGGCTGAGCATCGCCATCGACTGCCCTGGTAACCCGTTGCTGTCTGCCGAAGGCCTGTTGTTGCTGGATGAAACCTGGCCGGGTTATATGCAGGGGCGCTGGTCGATTGACAAGGTGACCCACGCAGGCGACACGACGACCGGGTATCGCAGCTCGATCATAGCCAGTGGATTGGCGTCTTAGACGGTTGGAGATCAAGGATGATGACACTTACGCAACTGCAACAGATCCTGCCCAACGCCCGCGCCCAAGCGGGCGTTTTTATTTCGGCGCTGAACGCCGCCATGCTCCACCGCAACATCACCACCCCCAAACGCATGGCGGCCTTTATCGCCCAGGTCGGTCACGAGTCTGGTGAACTGCGTTACGTGCGTGAACTGGGCGGTGAGCGCTACCTGGGCAAATACGACACCGGCACCTTGGCCGCACGCCTGGGCAACACCCCCGCAGCCGACGGTGACGGCCAGAAGTATCGTGGCCGTGGCCTGATCCAGATTACCGGGCGGCGCAATTACCTGGCCTGTAGCCGGGCGCTGTTTGGCGATGAGCGCCTGCTGCATTTCCCCGAACTGCTGGAGCAGCCACAATGGGCGGCCGAATCCGCCGCCTGGTTCTGGCACAGCAATGGCTTGAATGAGTTGGCGGACCAGGACCAATTCACCACCATCACCCGCCGGATCAATGGTGGCTTCAATGGGTTGGAGCATCGCCAGCAATTGTGGGCGAAGGCGAGGGCGGTGTTATGCCGTTGAGCGGGCGCCTGTTGGCGGTTGCCCTGCTGATGGCTATCTCGGCGGCAGCCAGCTGGCAGGTCCAGGCCTGGCGTCATGGCCTGGCCTTTGAACGCCAGGCCGCACGGCATTCAGCACTGCTCAACCGGCAAAGCCAGGAAGCACTGGGCCAATACCGGGCCGAACAGGACAGGCGCCGGGCGTTGGAGCAACAGCTTCACGCCAGCGATCAACAACATACACGGGAGTTGAGCGATGCACAGCGTTACCAGGGTTCTCTGCGCGACCGGCTGGCCACTGCTGATGTGCGCTTGTCAGTCCTTCTCGACGCCGCCGACCCCGCCAATGGCCACGCAATGCCATCCGCCGCCACCGGCAGCGTGGTTCATGGAGCCCCGCGAGGCCGACTTGACCCGGCGCATGCTCAACGAATTATCGGCATCACCGATGCCGGCGATCATGGATTGATCGCGTTGCGGGCCTGCCAGGCCTATGTTCGGGCCATCACCCGGTAA